GGGCGATGCCCTGCAGGGGGGGGGGTCGTCGTTAGACAACACCTCTCCCACAGCGATAACATCGCTGTTCGCCCTCTCCAGAGTCGGTTACCCGACTCCGATCCATCTGTGTTTTAATTTGGCAGACACAGCACGCCCATGATGCGTCAAGTGACGGACATCCTGATTGAACCCACCGTAAAGCGTCTTAAACAACGCTCCACGGTCGGTCCAACGAGTCTCCTTGCGGAGACTCACAGGCACCATCATTTTGACCTCACGCCTGAATAAGGTTTGGTTCCAGCGTCCCTCAGGGGGATCGTTGGGACCTACCCGGCAAATCCCTTGGTACCCATTCGGTTCACTAGCGTGTTCCAAATGGTCTGCGGCAGAAGCCGCAGGATAGGGAATAATTGAGGAGATGTACTTGTCAATAGAAACCGACAAGGACGTCTCCCCATGCAGGGCCACCCATTGGTTCCGAAAGGAACTAAGGGAGACCAGTTCAGAGACATCGCGACTTGATTGCGGAAGACTCCGCCGGACATAAACTGGGGTGACATTACGTCCCTCCAGATAGTCCCCACCACAGGATTCCCTGAATCCTCCAGAGGAGAACGACTTCTCTGCGTTAACAGATAGGCCGCAGGCCTCAAGGTGGCGAACCAAGTTTGGACGTACGGCGACAGGCATGATAATGTCGTCGCCGTACACTCCTACGTCCTCGCGCGTCAAGTAAGACCTGACGTTGGACCGCGAGAAATCGCCCTCCATCTCACACATCGTATAAACAACGATGACCATAAAGAGCATTGTCTCAATGGGAAATGTGAGGGCACTCCCCATCCCGGCGAACTTATTCTGTTGAATGAGTTCGCCGGAAGGGAGCTGCACCACTTGTGATCTAGTAGCTTGGATATAGTCCACAAAAGACTTATTCCAGCCGAAGACCATCTTGACGAGGCCGTTGTGAATACGGTCACTCGCGTCGGATAGGTCGATGGTTGCTAACTCATGGTTAGCGCTACCGGATTGAGCAAGCCTTCTATTTCGCATCTGATCAGTGATATCACAGGTCGGATAGCGAGCCATTCCGTTTCTAAGCTCGGCCGCAAGGCCTTGCTGAAGAAATTGATTGTAAGAGGGTTCGATTGTAATGAGCCGTGGTTTCACGGCGGTTTTCGGAACGGCTGTAAGCCGAGCCGGAATCATTTCAATTCGCGGCGGGTCGTTGAGTAGTGTCTCCCAAGTGGGACGAAACTGCTCAACCCCGACTAGC